TGGGAAGAAAATGCACGACTGCACAATACCGGATGGAGAAGAGCCAACCACGAGGATATATGGCAACCCAGACAAAAAATATATTCTTGGTATCGACCCAAGTTTCAGCAATAGCCCATCCTCTGACTATTTTGCTATGTCTTTGCTCGAAATAGACGAAGAGAAAAAAGATGCAACGCTCGTTAATGGGTACGCCGTAGCTGGAGGAGACCTTAGGGATCATATAAAATATTTAGGTTACCTAATGACCAACTTCAATATCGTTATGATTTGTATAGATAATGCTGGTTATCAGTTCATAGACGGAGCTAATGAATCAGAGTTTTTTCTTGACAATAAAATAAACATAAAGTTTTTCAATTTTCATGGAGAGAAAGAAGGCGTCGAAAGGGACATTATGCTAAGGAAGGCGAAGATGGAGTATAATCTTGAAGATAAAAAGATTTGCTTTAAGCAGGTTTTCTCTACGGACTTCATAAGAAAAGGCAACGAGAGGCTTCAAGCTGATATAGATCATAAAAGAATATGGTTTGGCTCTAGAACCACCGCCAATGGGCCTGTATTTAATAAATTCACCTCCAGAAGGGTTCCAGTCAAGCTCACCAACTGTGCAGATGTGCTCGAATTGATTGAGGTCCAAGATGACTTAGTATATCAAACCAAAAAACAATGCGCGCTGGTTGAGGTGAAATCCACTACAAAGGGAGTGCAATCCTTCGACCTTCCATCACACCTGAAAAGGAGCACCTCGGTGAATAGAGCGAGAAAAGATAACTATACGACTCTAATGCTTTCTAATTGGGCAACTAGGTCATATTTCGATATAATTAACCTAAAGGAGGAGAATGTGAATAACACTTTTGTTCCGATGATGATTTAAAAAGTGTAAAAAATACCAAGTTTTACAATGAAAAAAGAGACCGCAAAAAAGCCCCCAGCCAGAAGGACTAGGGCGTCAGCAAAGCCGAAAGTAGAGCCCGCAGAACCACTAATGGTTTCTACGGCCGTTTCGAATAGCGACATATATCCAGATTCAAGTAGTCGGACTAGAACAAGGTCAAACAAGTCGGCTTCCATCCTGAGGACGGACAGGTTCAAGAATATAGAAGATGGGCTAATCCCATTCAAATACACAAAAGATTCCTCTAATACGAGCGGAATCACAGTCAGAGATGCCGTAATTCTATGCCAAAAAGCCTACTATAATTTTGCCATATTTAGAAACACCATAGACTTGATGACCGAATTTACTTCTGGAAACATATATTTCACAGGAGGAAGCAAAAAGGTAAATAAATTCATAGAAGCGTTTTTCGACAAAATTAACTTAAACGATTTCCAAAATAAGTTTTATAGGGAATACTTTAGGTCTGGAAACGTGTTTGTTTATAGGTTTGACTCTAAGATTAATCAAGAAGACTTTAAGAGGATAAACCAAACATTCGGATCTTCTCTATTGGCCGACGACAACGACTTAATCGTTCCCAGTAGATATATCACGTTAAACCCTTCAGATATACAATTGACAGGAAACGTCACTTTCGTTAACCCAACCTATTTCAAGGTTTTGACCGACTACGAGCTGGAGAGAGTTAGAAATCCAAGAACGGAAGAGGATCACCAAGTTTTAGAGAGCCTTGACCCAGAAACCAAACAAGCCATTAAAAAAGGAAAAAGGATGGGGTCTGTAAGAATACCGCTTCCCTTAGACAAAGTTAGTGCCGTTTTTTACAAAAAGCAAGACTACGAGCCATTTGCGGTTCCGATGGGTTTTCCAATTCTAGAGGATTTAAACTGGAAAGCGGAAATGAAGAAGATGGACATGGCAATAGCAAGAACGATGCAGCAGTCCATTCTTTTAGTTACAATGGGAGACGCCCCAGAAAGAGGCGGCATAAATCAAAGGAACTTGTTAGCTATGCAGAAGCTTTTCCAAAACGAATCAGTTGGAAGAGTTCTAATAGCGGACTACACAACGAAGGCCGAGTTCGTAGTTCCTAAAATCGCAGACTTGCTTGACCCAAGAAAATACCAAATCGTTAATGAAGACATTCAGGTAGGGCTAAATAACATCTTAACTAGCGGCGGCGAAAAGTACGCAAACATGCAGATAAAGATTAGCGTGTTCGTGGAGAGGCTCAGGCAGGCAAGGCAAATATTCTTGCATGAATTCCTAAAACCAGAGATAAAGAGAATTTGTAAAAGTTTGGGTTTCAAAAACTACCCAATTCCAAACTACGAAGACATTGACTTAGATGATTCTTCGACGGCAGATAGGGTCTATACTAGGCTAATTGAGTTGGGCGTACTAACACCAGAAGAAGGGCTAGAGGCAATAAAGACAGGCAGGCTACCTACCAGACAAGAGTCTCTAGACTCGCAAAAAGAATATAGCGACCTAAAGGACGAAGGGTTTTATGAGCCGATAGTTTTAAGAAGAGATAACTCCACCCAAGAAAACAACTCAAAAAATGGGGAGTATAAACACACTCCAGAAGAGGGAGGAAGACCAGAAAACATTTCTACGCCATTAGAAGAGAAAAGAGACTCAGCCCCGATAGGGCTAGAAGGAAGGCAGAGCTTCAGCTTATCGCAAGTCAAAGATAACATGATTCAAGCGAACAAGCTGGAAGATCATATCCGAAAACTGTTAAGGAAAAAGTTCTCGAAAAGAGCACTAACAAAACAACAAAAAGAAGTGGCTTTTGATATTTCTAAAATAGTAATGGCCAACGAAGATAAGAAAGATTGGATTAAAAAATCGCAAACATATATAAATAAGCCAGTGGACACAAATCATGAGATGGTTGAAGCCACTCAGTCTATAGCCTACGAACACCAGTTGGACGATTGGCTAGCTAGCATTTTAAGAGAAAGTAAAATTGAAAATGAGTGATATTGCACAAAGCGTAAGTGAGTACAGCGACGACGAAGGATTGTCCTATGACATCGAAATTCCAGACATACCAATTCCGGAGCCGGAAGAAGAAATTAAGACCGAGGTAGAGGACAAGGTAGACGTAGCGTTTAAATTTGCATTCGTAGGATCAGGGCAGGGTGGGTCAAGATTGGCAGAGACTTTTCATAAAGTAGGATATAGAAAAGTATGCGCAGTCAATACGGCTCAACAAGACTTAAATACTTTAAAGAGTGTAGAAAATAAATTTTGTTTTGGAGAAGGAGGAGCTGGAAAAGACCCGTTTAAAGCCGCGAAATCTTTCAAAGACTCGAAGGAAGATGTTCTTGACTTCATGAGGAGATCTTTCGGGGACGAATTTGACAGGATATTTGTTTGTGTTGGAGGCGGCGGAGGCACTGGCACAGGGACAATGATTCAGCTTGTCGACGCAGCTATAGAGCTTCAGGAGACGCTAGACATAGATGCCCCTATTGGATTGATTTTATCTCTGCCTAAAAAATCAGAAGGTAAGAGAGTCAACGCTAACGCGGCCACTTGTCTAAAAGACGCTTACGAGTTGGTGGAGAAAGGTAAAGTTTCTCCTCTTATTTTAGTCGACAACGAGAAAATTACAAAAATGTATCCAAGGCTGGCTATTTCAAAGTTTTGGGAAACCGCCAATATGAGTGTAGCAGGGGTATTTCATCTTTATAATCTAACAGCTTCAAAAGACAGCACCTATACCTCTTTTGATTCCAACGACCTTAAAAGCGTTTTGGATTCTGGACTAATAATGTTCGGAGCAACCCCAGTGAAAGAATGGAACGACCAAATCAGCCTTACCCGAGCGGTTAGAGACAACGTAAAGAAAGGGGTTCTTTCTGGAGGAGTAGAAATTTCAACAGGAAACTGCGCTGGAGTAATCGTTATAGGAGGAAAAGAGCAGCTAGACACAATCCCAGAAGCTTCTTTAGATCAAGCGTTCGAACAAATATCGAGACTAATGAGACCCAACAGCACCCTACATAGAGGAGTATACGCAGGAGACAAGTCGGGGCTCACAGTATTCACTATGATTGGTGGACTAGGTTCTCCCATGCTCAAAATTAAAGAGCTGGAGAAGTTAGGAGATGTTCAGGATGTATAAAGGGTGGAATTTTAGAGACTCGTTCTACATACTAGTTATTACTTGCATCATTGTCGGGGGATGCGCTAGTCCATTGGGGAGATTCAACAAGCAAGAAAAAGTTGTAGAAAATATAGAAAGAAAACAGACCGAAAACACAGATCAACAGGTGGAAAGCGGCAGGACTTTCGTCTACGCAGCTGATCAAGCATTACAGAAAGATCCCCAGCCCACCAAGCATTCGAACGTAGCCAAGCAGATGACTACTCGAAGCATAACAGCTTTAGGTCCCCCTCAGGCAGAGAATGCTTTCAAATCAGACACCATGATTACAGATCTTCTTTCCGACGACCCAGATACGGTTCAAAAAGGACAAGCTGAGCTGATGACGATGGACAAAGAATTAATAGCTATACAAAACCGAAATAGAGTTTTGAACAGCCAGCTTCAGAGTGCGCAAGTACAACTTAAAGCCATAAACCAAGAAAACGCTCTTAACGCCACAAAGTACTCTAGCTTAATGGGTAAGGTCTATTGGATAATTGGAATTGTAATTTTCTTAGGAGTCTTAGGGGTTGCCCTTAAGGTGCTCAATGTTGTGGCTCCTTTTGCAATACCATCGAAAGGCGCTAGCTCTACTTTATTGAAGGTTGTCCAAGGCCTCCAGAAGGTTAGAGACCAACATATGGGGGAGAAGCCAGAAATGCTGAAGCAAATAGACGACCATATGAGGGCTCATTTAGACAAAAAAGACAGGTGGATGATAGCTCAAGCGAAACAAAAACTTCACATGCTCTAATTATCCTGTAACTTATTATACTGTAACATTTTATAACATTATGCCACAATCAATACCATTCGATCCGTCGTTGACCTTAGGTAACATCGTACACCCCGATAAAATCACTGCCCTTGAAAAAATTGACGAGGCGCAGAAGCCCATTAACCTTGCGCAAGAGAAATTAAACTCTTTGATTCTTGCTAAACGCAGTCTTGATATGACGGTTCAGCAAATGGTTCAAATGCAAGTTACTGGCGATCCCATGAAAAAGCTTACCGATAAAGTAACTACACTGACAGACAGTATGGCCGCTGCAGCGGGAGAATATGCGCAGACGACAGTCGACTCTCTGCCAAAAGTTCAAGAAGCACAATTGGCATCCTCTAATGTAATCAGCGCTGATGTTGAATCACCTATGGACTGGACGAAGTCTTCGATGAAACACATGGATACATCTTCTGATACTATGATAATGGACGCTCAGTACTTTAGACTTGAATCTAATAAAGACGACACTGACGCCCACGCAAGCTCGGTTGCATCATATGTGTCTGGCCAAGTGTCTTCTATATTCGGCCCGACATACGGTGCCTCAGTAGCAGGGGCAACTCATAAGGCAACCATGTCTCAAACAACCAATCACGAAATCCAAGGGACTTTGGTAATTACCGCGAATTGCACTCACAAGACGGCGAACATGTTCGCTCCTTTTGTTTTGGATCCTGAGAAAGGCATCCGAGCATGGAACGCAAACAGAGACGAGGCTGATAAGATCGAGACAACGGGAAAAGGCATTGCTTCGGCTCTTGGAAGGGACGACGCGAAGAAGGCCCTCTATGTGCTTTCTGGCCAGACTCAAGGATCATCCTTCGTAGGACTGGTTCACTTTATCAAAACCGAAAAGGCTGACTCTAGTCAATCAAGTGGTAGCTCTACTGCTGAGCTGAATGCATCTTTTGAGGAAAACTGTTGGCTAGCGTCTTCTCAAGGTAAGTTTGGAGTTGACTCTCAATTTTCTGATTCAGTTAAACGGATGTTATCCACATCTAACATTCAATCACATGCATCAGTAATTACTATGGGCCTTATTCCCAGCCTTGCTTCAACTAAAATGACGTCTACCGTTGCAACGCTTGCGCCAAAGCCAAGCGAGGTAATGGATAAGCTAGCGAAAATTCAAGGATCAAGTGATACCGTAGTGAAATCCACAACGTCAGTGGCAGAAAAAGCTAAAGTAGGTGAAAGCTTTATGGCACTTGATAATGGGTACATCACCAATGCTGTTAGCGCCATCGGCAAGATCGACAACGAAGATAATAAGGTGATCGATACGAACAGCCTCATGACGGCTTTCGATGCTTATGTCAAGCTAGCAAGGGATGGAAAATGCGGAGGTATTCCTATAAACTTCTACTTGAAGCCCCTCACTCCGAAGCAACTTGCAAATGCGTACTTGGCCAAATTCTCACCTAAAAAATACTGGCAATACAGTTCGGGTGATGACAAAGCGGCAGCAACAGTAACGCCGCCAGCTGATCCAGATGGAAATTAAAATTATACCCAATTAAATTCCTAAAAAAACTTTAAAAGTGTATAATAGCTTTTGACATAGTGTCGAACAACGACTCACAACCAAAGCTAGAGATAGAAGTTTCCGGTGTAGTTTACACAAAAAGAGACGTCATAGAGATATCTCCAGAAATTATTGAGGCATCAACCCCTCAAGAAGATTCCGGAATAGTGACTAGCGTCGAAATAGTGAAAGCTTTGAGGGAGATAAATGAAGCATGCTCTAAGGCTTCCTTGGAAAAACCTAAATCTATAGAGTCTTTAAAAAGTTCATTTATGGCTTTTTTAGAAGATTCAGAGGATAATAGTTATGAAATACCTAATATAATTTTTGCACTTTGCAAAACTTGGGAATATTTATTTTTCACAGCTTATGGAAACTATACGGGCCTAGCCAAGCTTGGTTCTTACTATCCTTCTTATAGTAAAATTAAAGAAGTTGAGGATCTAATAGAAAAATATAGCATAGATCTTAGCTTAGGTTCTAATGACTTATATATAGGGTTAGATAAAGAGTCGGGGTTATGGTTGGAAACATACATTTAAAATGAAAGATCATAAATATACCACAATATTTAGCTCGACGGTTAAACCTGTAATAAACGAAGATAAAGACAAATATTTGGCCTTGGCATCCATGGTTGAATTGGAGAAGTTTATTCCTGACATAGATACAGACAAAAATATAGATCTATTGCCAGTAGCCTTCAATGCTTGCGTAGCGAACAGGGTAAACAAGAACGACGATGTTGTTGACAGCGCTTCTGCGCTGGCAATGTATAGAGACTTCGTTAATAAACCCATCAATATAGAGCATAATAGAGATAGGGTTATTGGCACGATATTATCTGCTAGTTTTTCTGAATTTGGGACGGACGAACCCATAACCGAAGAAGAGGCTCTGGTCAAAAAAGGTCCCTTCAATATTACCCTCGGAGGAGTGATATGGAGAACAGTCAATTCTAACGTCGCAAATGTCATCGAAAATTCAGGTGATCCGACTAGCGAAGATTACATGAAAATCAGCGCCAGTTGGGAGCTTGGTTTTTCGGAGTATGATGTGGTCTCTTTATCGGGCGAAAATAAGAACATAGAAGACGCCAAAATATTCGCCGAAGATGAGGAAATAGAAGAATATAGTAAGTTTTTAAAGAGTTTTGGTGGTAGTGGCGAGCTGGAATCTGGCGACAAAGTATACAGGAAAGTTAAGGGAAATATTATCCCTCTTGGCATAGGGTTAACGGAGACTCCAGCGGCGGACGTGAAAGGCGTCGCGGTAGCGCAGGAAGAAGAAGAGGAAAAAGATGAGAGCGAGACCCTAGCTAATATACACACTGAAATAGAAAAAATTTCCCAAAACGAGGAAAAAGATGTAAATAATCACATCGAGGTTCGAAAAATGAAAATAGAGAACATTAAAGACATAAACGAAGATTCTTTGAAGACTCTCACTGCCTCTCAGATTTCTAGTTTCGTGGAGGATGAGCTCAAAAGAGCCTCCGAGAAATTCCATGATGAGAAGGTGAAGTTCGAAGAGGAGATTGAGAATAGCCAAGCCAAGTTCAGCGATCTTGAAAAAGAGCATGCTGGACTAAGGTCCGACTACGACGGCATCAAGGAAAAACTTGACACGCTAGAAGCAGAAAGAATCGAGAGGGAAAGACAAGAGCTTTTCGATACTAGAATGGCTTCTCTTGACGAAGAGTACAATCTTGACAATGAAGATAGGCAAGTTATAGCCGCCCAAATTAAAGATTTGGACGAAGAGAGCTATGCTTCCTATAAAGAGAATTTAACTATTCTTCTCAGGTCTAAGCTTAGAGCTTCTGAAGAGGCAGAGGAGGCTAAAGCTTCCGAAGAGAAGATAGAAGAGGCTCCGAAGGTTGAGGAAGTTGAGGCTTCCGCTCCAGAAGAGCAGAATGAAAACGTTGTTGAGGAAGCAATCGACAACGCAGAGAAGATGAATGAATCTATCCCTGTGTCAGCTGAAGCTTCCGAACCTACTGTTTTCGAGAAATATAAACAAGCTTTCAACCTTGATCAGTTTGATTTTAAAGCTGGTAGGGGTAGATAAGATAATTAAGGAGATAAAAATATGGCATCAACAAATAATCTAAGACCATTTAGAGATTATGATGAGCACGACGTCGTGAATTTATTCGCGTATAATAGTGCCACAAGCCTTCCACAGAATAAGGGAACTTTTGTTACCATTTCTGCTGGTTGGAATAACGCGTATGCAGATTCCACCTTGGCCACCTCACTTCAGGAAACTGAATTGCTAGGTGATGTCGGGGTTAACGCCGGTAACACTGTATCTGATAGATACGGATTAGTTGCTCAGGTAGGACCTACTGCTACAGGAGATAGCGCCCCATTAGGCATTTCGCTGTGGGATTGCAAGGAAACCGACGAGAACGGAGAGAAGCTAGTCTTCAATCCCCGTAAAGCTGCTGAAATGCAAGCTGTCATTAGCGGTCAGGCTGTGCCTGTTGCCACTAAGGGCATGTTTGTTTACAGCGGTGTGCTCGGAACCCCTGCGATCAACGGCTCTTGCTACGTTGGGACGGACGGTGTACTCAGTGCAACTGGTAATGCTGACGCAAAGGTCGTCGGTAAGTTCTTGGGTACAAAAGACGGACAAAACAACGTTTTGTTTAAACTAGAACTCTAATTTTACAAGGAGATTTTAAAAATGAGATTAAAACTTAAAAATACCCCAGAGCAAATTGAGCTCGTAAAAGCAATGGGTTCTAAAGATGTTTCTGTTTCGAGAGAAGCTTCTGAGGCTTTCGCTGCTTTTCTTGGCCCTGTTATTCAACAGGTCATCAATCAGGCGTCTACTGCTGGTGCTATCTATCAGGATGCTAGCTATGATGAAGACGATCATCCTAGCTTTCCGCTAGATTTGTATTATGATCAACCTGCTGGTTATATCAGCACTTGGTCCCAGAGTATCGCTGGTGGACTTCCTGTTTCTCAGGATGTCGCAGCGACGCAAGAGCTAAAAATCGCTACCTACAATATTGATAGCGCAGTCAGTGTCAGCAGAAAGTATGCTCGTAAGGGCAGACTGGACGTTGTCAGCAAGGCCGTTGAAAGAATGGCTCAGGAAGTTTTGGTGAAGCAAGATCGCAATGCTTGGGCAGTTGTGCTTAAAGCGCTTGGCGAGGGCAACACCAACTCTTTAGGACACCTTATTGCTCAGCCGGATTCCCCTGCTGACGGTACTGGTTTCAGAGTCGCTGACTTGAATGCCATGATGACCCGCATGAGAAGAATTAACGCTTCTTTTGCTGGCGGCACTCCGGACAGCGCTTTTAGCGAAGGTCTTACTGATCTGTTTGTCAGCCCTGAGATCGTTGAAGATATCAGAGCTTTCGCTTATCAGCCAATGAATACTAGAGGCGTTCCGAACAGTGACGAGTCCACAGCGGTTCCGCTGCCGGATTCTGTTCGTAGCGAGATCTACAACAACGCTGGCACTAGCGAGATTTACGGTGTTAACATCACTGAGATCTTGGAGCTTGGTGTGAGTAAGAAGTACAACGTTCTGTTTGATCAGTTCGACTCCTCCATCTTTGGAGCGGGTTCAAGAACTAGCGCGAACACTGAGATTGTTGTTGGTGTTGATGGTAGCAAGGGCTCGTTTATTCGCGCCATTGCCCAGAACGGCGACACAGGCTCTTCGTTCAACGCTATTCCGGACGATCAGTACTCTGCAAGGCACGACAAGGTCGGCTTCTACGGTTCTCTCGAAGAGGGACGCGTATGTGTTGACGCTCGCGCAATCGTTGGTTTGTATGTGAAGCAGTCATAATTTGGACTAATTTTACGCTTGCTTAACGTAATCGAGTCGGGGCTTCGGCCCCGGCTTTTTTTTGTTCTCTAAACGCCCTCAATTGTGTAAGCGATGAATACAGGAGAAAGGTGTATTATGCCAAGGAAAAAGGTAAAAAAGTCAACAAAAGCAACGGCCTCAAAAAAGAGGGTTAAACTTGAAGATCTCAGCCAAGCCCATGGGAAAGAAGAGAAGTTTCGGCCAACTACTTTAGATCAAATTTGGGGCGATACGGGGCTTTCTAAATACAGTACGCTTGAAGAGTCTGAGTATGAAGGTTCTTTAGATGAAATGAACAAATCAGACCTTCAGACGCATGCCACTCAAGTCGGGATAATACCTGTCGATAACAGAGATATGCTTACGCAGAGACTAGTAAGAGAATTCAGAAACCACGTGAATTCTTTCAGAGCGCCGCAAGACAGAAAGCAGGCAAATAAGAATATGTCGAAGGAAGTAAGCAGGATACTGGCCGAAGGTAGGTAATAAACTTAAAAACATACTAATCAATCAAATAAATTTAGTGTAATTTATTTAGATTAGTATGGCCTCTACCTACAATCTAGACATTTCGCAGGGCGAGACGTATTCGATACGACTAAACGCCAAAGACTCCTCTGGCACTAGGATTAACCTTAGTGGTTACACTGCTAGGGGCGTTATCAAATATAGGTATGGCAGCACTGGGTATCTTTTGGATATGGACCCAGATGTTGTCAGTGGATCACTGTTGAGTGGTTTCATTGATATTGCTCTTACCCCAAACCAAACATCTTCCCTGCCAGTCGGTCAGTTTGTTTATGATGTAGAAGTGTCGGGTGGCACATCTGTCTTCAGGGTCGTCCAAGGGACGGCTGTTGTAAGTCCAGAGGTTCATAGTTATCAATTCTCAGCGACAGGAAGTTAATTATGCCCTTTGTAGAAAATGTTGACGTGACTGTGCAGACCCCCTTTACGGGGTCTTCTACAGAGGTAACGCTTCAAGGCACTCAAGGCGTTGCTGGCCCTCCGGGATCTGGTTTGATAGATTCTGGGGACTTCAACGCAACAAACAAAGGTTTAGTCCCAACTGTTAGCGGCTCTTTTATGCTAGGGTCAGGAACTCATCCTTGGAAAGAGATTCACGCTGACAAGGCATATTTAGGGAATGTATTTTTTAGAGACGAAAATACTTATTCGGCGAGAGTCAATGCTGTAACGAATATAATTAGCTTAACTGCTACAGGGCTACACAGGATTATAGACATACCGGCTGGAGAAACTTTCGTTATAGACTCTTTTGAGGGGATCTGCACTAAAATAAATAATGCAAGCGTCGGACCTAGCGTAGAGTTTGGAACCACAGGAAACACCTCTAGGTTCCTAGGAGAGTCGATCGTTAAAATTAACAGCAACAATGCTCGTCATATTTTCGATGACCCACAAGACTCGTTAGATGGCCCAGCGGCGATTTCAGTTAATATAACAAAGGCGTCGCAAGCCGTTGGGCATAGTGGATTTTTTAGAGCTAATGGAACGAAGATAGTTTTTGGATAATATGACGACCTTAGGAGGATATTCTGATGATTGTGCGCCGCTAGACAGCTGTGGGATTTCTGGTTGTTATGGTAGCTACCAAAGATCACTGGCCAATGGCGACCCTTATTCTAGCGCTTATGGCTATACTCACGACTATGTGACAAGTGATTGGTTTACGCGCAACGCTAATGTATCGACTTGGTCAGGATTAACGAATGCAATAAATAAAATAAAAAGCGGATACGGGCCACAACAAATAGATGTTTCTTATTCTTTCATAGCTTCTGGCAGCAGAGTGAAACCAAATACTTACGTCGACCCGAAAACTTACGAAGTAAGAAAT